TTAGACTTTGGAAGCTTTGAAGTTTATCCTGCTGATAATTCAGCACATCAATTCTATGGGTATCCTAGAAATGCAGAAGTACCTAAACCTTAACTTAAATTTTTATTATGAAAAAAATAAGTAAAAATATTTCATACAAAGAAGCAACATATTCTAATTATGCTAAAAAATATAAGATAGCAAATAAGCCTGATGATCAACAGATAGAAAATATGAAGCTAGTTGCTGAAGAAGTTTTTCAACCATTAAGGGAATGGGCAGACCATCCTATTAAAGTAAATAGTTTTTTTAGATCTAATAAATTAAATTCAGGAATAGGTGGCTCATCTGTTTCAAGTCATTTAACAGGAAATGCTATTGATATTACTACACTAGGTGAAAAGACTAATTTAGAATTATTTAACTACATAAAAGATAATTTAGATTTTGACCAATTAATTTGGGAATTTGGCTCAGAAAACCCTAAGTGGATTCACGTTTCTTTTAAAGAAAAAGACAATAGAAAACAGGTATTAAAAACTTTAAAGAAAGGAATTTATTATACTTTATAGATATGCCAATACCAAACAAAAAAATAGGGGAAAAGCAGAAAGATTTTATGATTAGGTGTGTACCTCAACTTATGATTTATCACGATAAGTCAGAAGCTATTGCAATATGCTATAAATCTTTTGAGGGTAATATGGTTAATTTAGAAACCTATAACGACTATCCTGAATCAGCAAAGAACAATGCTAAAAAAGTATTAAAGTGGCGAGATAAATACGGAAGTGAAGTTAAGGGAATGACTAGAGTTGGTTGGGTTAGAGCAAATCAATTAGCAAAAGGTAAAAACATAAGCAGGGAAACAATAGCTAGAATGTCAGCTTTTCAAAGACATAAAAAGAATGCAGAGGTAAGTCCTGAAAACAAAAGCACACCTTGGAAAGACAATGGATATGTTGCTTGGTTAGGTTGGGGTGGAACATCAGGTATTAATTGGGCTTCTAAGAAGCTAAAATCAATAGATAAAAAATGATTTCAGATTACAAAACCATATTAATAAATTTAAGTAGCTTCGGAATATCAATGACTAATATAGATGTAGGATTAAAAATAATTCTTTTAAGCATAACAATAGGATATACTATTCAGAAATGGTATTTACTAAATAAAAATAAAAATGGTTAATAAAATATCAGAAGATACACAAGTACAACTAGACTTAAAAACTATCGGTATTATTGTTGTTGGTGCAGTTTCCATAGCATCTGTTTATTTCGCTTTACAATCAGATATTGAACTAGCAAAGCAATTACCAGAGCCTGAAATAAAAAAATCAGAGTATGAGCTAAAAGATGAGTTAGTTCGTACAACGATAATAAACATCAATGAAAAAGTAAATAAGAATAGTGAGAAGCTAGACAAGATTGATGAGAAACTATTCCAAATCATAAAAAGATAATTATGAAAACTTTTTTACTTGTAATATCACTTTTATTTTCTGTAAATCTATATTCTCAAGATGTAACCTTATTGTATGTTAATTCAAGTTGGAACAAAAGCAACGATTATAAGCATTTAAGCAAACTCAAAAACGTAAGGGTTTTAAAAGTTAATTATGATGACCAACCAAAGAAGTTTAAAGAACAAGTAAAATCTGTACCAGCAATTATATTGTTTGATGAAAATAATAAACTTAAAAGGGTATGGCAAGGTGGTTTGTCAATGAGTTTAAATGTAGATCCAAAGGAGATACAAGCAATGATAAATAAAATAAGCAATGACTAAAAATAAAAAATTTAAAGACACAAAGGTTGGTCAGTTTATCTTAAAAAAGATACCTAGTTTTGTTGGAGATATACTTCCTGAGAAAGGAGTTTTAGGAGTTGTTAAAAATTTAATTGATAGTGATCCTGAATTAACAAGTCAAGATAAAACACAATTACATAATGAACTTATTGAACTTTATAAGTTAGAAATTGCTGATAGAGATTCTGCAAGAAAGCGAGAAGTTGAAAAAGCCAAAACAGGAGGATTTGACTTTATGTTTAATTTAACAGGGGTTATTGGTTTAGGTGCTTTTGCTTTTATTATTTACGCTATTGTTTATTTACAAATACCTGAATCTAATAAGGAAGTTTGGATTCATTTAATTGGAATTTGTGAGGGAATTGTATTATCTATTTTTGGTTACTTTTTCGGATCTGCAGTAAGAAAAAATTAGATTACATTTTCTAAGTCTTTATTTTTATTATATTATTATTATATTTTATATTTATTTTTAGATATATTTATATATATTTGAATATATGTTTAAATAAAAAAATTTAAATTTATTATTTTTATTCTACATAAAAAAATATTTTAATCAAAATTTTAAAATTATGCAATTTAAATTAGATGTAAACCACCTTTATAAAGAAGATAAGAAAGAAGAAAAAGATATGTATTCAATTAAGTTAGAAACTTACAATGGTAAGGTAGAGGGTAAATTTGAAAGAAGTGAGATCAGGCATATTATACAAATCTTAGATAATGCCATCGAATAAAAAGGTAAGCAGAAGTAAATTAGTTAAAAAGCTAGATACTGTATTTAGTCAATATATTAGACTTAAAAATTCAGTAGATGAAATGGCTACCTGTTTTACTTGTGGCAAAGTAGATCATTGGAAGAAATTACAGAACGGACATTTTCAATCTAGAAAACATTATTCTACTAGATGGGATGAAGTAAATTGTCAGGTACAATGTGCAGGATGCAATGTATTTAAGTATGGAGAACAATATAAATTTTCTGTAAATCTAGATGCCAAGTATGGTGAGGGAACTGCTGAAAGATTAAGCATTAAAGCACAACAAATAATAAAGCTATCAAACTTTGAGATAGAAGATATGATTAAAATATATAAAAACTTTGTAGATTCAATGTAATTGACTACATTTGAGTATTCTTTGTTCTGTTATACTTTGATATTAAAAGGGGTAAAATTAATTTTTTATCCTTTTTTTTTGTTTTAAACCTTAGTTATTAAATTTTTTGTTTATATTTGTTCAACAGAATTATTAATTAATATTAAAAAGTATGGTAACACAAAGAACAACTTTAAGTAAGGAAATTAAAACCTTAGAAGAACAATTACATCACGCAGTATTAAATGGTGATGCATTCACTCAAATGGCTATTTACAAAAGATTAGAGATAGCAAAATCAACTTTATTAAATTTAGACTGATGGGAATAAATTATTCAACAGAAACATCTAAATCAATCATAGAGGAATATGAGTTTAGAATAAACGCATTACTAAAAAAAATAGAATTTTTAGAAGCACAATTAGAAGTATCAAAACAAATTTTTAAATAAGATGAACAGAGAAAAACTATTGGAACTTTACAAAAAGTACGATTTACAAAAGGATGATGTTTACAAGCATCAGCATTATGTAATTATCACAAGACAGGGTATTGAAAAAATACAGGCAAAAGAAAATATCACTATAACTTATGAGGTTGTAAAGTGTGAAACTAACTTCGCAGTATTTAAAGCAAACGCATATCTTTCAGCCAAACCTAATACAATACTAGAAACTTTTGGTAGTGCATTAAAAGGTACAGGATATAAAGATGGTAATTGCAATAGTTGGTATGTTGCTGAAATGGCAGAGAAACGTGCATTAAGCAGGGCAGTATTAAAACTAACAGGCTTCTATGAATTAGGAGTATTTGGAGAAGATGAATCAGATGACTTTAAAAAGAAATAATATGGAATCAGATTGTTGTGGAGCATCTAACTTATGGGATGCAGGTATTTGTTCTGATTGTGGAGAACACGCAGAATTTACAAATAATGAAAATTAAATTAATAACTAAATAAATAAATTATGAGTACACTTATTACAGGATCTATTAGAGTAGATAAATTACCAAAGGAAAAATTCATCAAAGGAAAAGATGGAGCAGTCTATTATAACTTTACTATATCAGTTCAGGATGAAACTAGATATGGTAACAACGTTGCTTTTATGGATAGTCAAACTAAAGAAGAAAGGGATGCAAAAGTTCAAAAGAATTACTTAGGTAACGGAAAAGTAGTTTGGACTGATGGAAATATAACTCTAGCAGAAAAAGAAGATGCTAAAGTTGAAGCAACTGCTGATGCAGACTTACCATTTTAAGACTAACCAATTTTAATAAAAAGGTGTAGGTTTTATAATCTATACCTTTTTTTTTATATATTTATCAAATGACAGAAAAACAGAACGAACACAGAATGTTAATGCAATTTATAGAAGAAGATTGTTTTATAAATTCTAAAGAAAAAGTAGATTATCCACCAGTAGCATTATCTTATGGTGAGAAACTAGTAAAATCAAATAAAGTAGATGGTGATTTAATTGTACCGATAGCTTTGGGAACATACGGAAATCTATCAGTAGTAACTGCACCACCTAAAACAAAGAAAACATTTTTTATATCACTTTTAGCATCTTGTTATTTAAGTAATCAAAATCAATTTGGAGGAAATATAAAAGGACATAAAGGAAACGATGGACAATTAATTCATATAGATACAGAACAAGGGGCTTGGCATTGCCAAAAAGTGTTTGAAAGGGTACATAAAATGGACTCAAATATTAATTCAGAAATTTATCATACCTTTGGGTTAAGGTCAATAGACTATAAAATGAGAATTGAATTTATAGATTACTATTTAAAAGAAAGAATTAAAACTCCATCTTTATTAATTATTGATGGAATTGCAGATTTATGTTCTGATGCTAATAATATTTCAGAAAGTAATCATTTAGTTCAGAAATTAATGGAGTGGTCATCAAATTACAAATGCCACATTATAAACGTTATACATCAAAACTTTGGTAGTTCAAAACTAGGTACAGGACATCTAGGTAGTTTCTTAGAAAAGAAAGCAGAAACTGTTATACAACTAGAAGCTAATACGGTAAACAAAGACTGGGTGACTGTAAAGTGTGGAAGATCTAGAGGTTATTCTTTTGATACCTTTAGTTTTGAAGTTAATGATTTTGGATTACCTCAAATAGTAGAAAATTTATATGACCCATTAAAATAATGTCTGAAAAAGAAGTTATATTATTACTAGCTAAAAAGCATAAGACTTGGATTAATGTTGTTAATTCATTTGGCTGTAATAAAACAATTTCTGAGGACATTGTACAGGAAATGTATATAAAGATAATACCGAAGATAGAAGCAGGCTTAGACATCATTTATTACGATAATGATATAAACTACTACTACATTTATAAAGTGCTAAAAACATTATACATCGATTTAAAACGTAAGGGTAAAAATATTACAATGCTTAATATAGAAGATACCAATTATACTAAATTAGATTGTGATGTAGATTATGATAAAGCCTATGATAAAATCAAAGCAGAATTAAATAAAATGTTTTGGTATGATAGGAAAGTTTTTGAAATAATAAACGAGGGTGAAAGCATAGCAGACTTTTCTAGAAATTCATATATTGAATATTATACCCTTTACAATACATACAGAAAAGTAAAAGACAAATTGAAGAAATTAATATGATAATCAAATTAACAGACAAAGAATTAGATTGGTGCAAAGATTTAGCTATGAAGCGTTCAGGATCTATGAATCACGCAGACACAAAAAATAGTTCTAATTTTTTTAAAAGTAAACCTGCTTGGTGGAGACATTACATTGGAGTTATTGGAGAATTTGCTTATTCTAAACATACTGGGGAAAAGGTAGATATTTTAACTATTGGTAAAGGAGATTCAGGAAGTGATTTTAAATATGGTGTAGATGTTAAATCTTCTAATTCTAAGAATAGACCACCTTTATTATTATTTGCAAATCAATTTAAAAGAAAGATAGCAAAGCATTATGTACTTGCTTGGGTAAAAGAAAACTCTGTTGAATTGATAGGTCATATAAAAAGAAAAAAAGTAATAGAATTAAAAGAAATTAAAGATTTTGGCTTTGGAGAAACATACGTAATTGATAATAAACATTTAACAAAATTCAAATGAAACTAGGAGATCTAATTCATTACATAACTAAATATACAGGTATTAAATATCTAGTAGATAAATATCATACTTATAAAGGAACAAAATGTAATTGTGATAAAAGACGTGAAAGTCTAAATAATATAAAAATTAAAAGATGGTAAGATTTGAAAAAGAAGATAGAAGTAATTGGAGAAAATTCAGAATGGGTAAGAAGCAGCACTTATCCCCTAAAGAATTTGAATTGGTTTGCCAACTCCACGCAAAATACCACAACCACAAATACCATAAACCCTGTACTTGTAACCCCAAAAGAATAGTTCAATGGATAAAAGACTTGAATATTATTTGGAACAATGGGATTAAAAAAGATTAATAAGTGGGAAAAGGCAGTTGTATTCCTGCTTAACTTAGATGG